CCAAGAGACATAGTTTATTCTCCTTTGTTGATGTATTTGCAAAGTCTGGCCAGACTGTATGCACAAATTGATGGTTGACAATACGCTCTTTTGCGTAGTAATATAAGTTTGAGGTGATACTATGACATTTGGGGAATATATGCGAGAAAAGGGGTTCACCGCAAAAAGCCTCGCAGAAAAATCTGGGCTTAGCATTCGGAGCGTGGAGCGCTACACAACAGGCCGTTTGCCGCTGTCGAACTCCCGCGCATGGTTCATTGCGGCCATTGCAAAAGCACTTGATACCACAGTTGAATACCTTCTAACGCTGGATGATTGACCGCCTTTTGAGGCGGTCAAATTTTTTGCACTTTTTTGAAATTCCCTCTTGACATACGCCGGAAAGCGTAGTATTATAATCTCAAGATATACGCTATCAAGCGTATAAATAACACAACAGGCCACAGGCCGGGAGGGAAAGAAAATGACAGGTTTCGAGTTTGCTAAAGAGTACAACACTATTGATGAAAAAATGATCGTTCTGTTTATGGATGCAGCAAAGACAGCCTATAAAATGAACGGGATCGATTTTGATTCATTGCCTCAGAGCGAGCGCGAAAGCATTTTGACCGGAATCATTAACAAATTCAACGCGTAACAAGTGCCCACCTGATGATGGCTGACTGACTACCAACCAAAACGCCCGCCCCGGAGGTTACGAGGGAAGAAAGGAAACGGAAATGAGAGATTATGAATCTGGAATCGAAATCGAGGAAACCCTTCTTGCTGCTTATGGGAGAAGTCAGGAGCGAAAAGACGCTACTTATGAGGGGATTTCAAGGGAGGGCCTAATTCAGATTTTACGCCTAAAGACAAAAAATAACGGCTTATTTATGAAGCGGGTTGAGGCGGCGCGGGATGTGATCGATATGATTGCAAAGCATATCGGCATAGACCCGGATAACACCGGATATTGGTTGTATGCCCCCGATTCGGATGGATCATCGCCCATTATCGAAAAGATGGATAATTATTTCAGCCGTAGCGGCGACAAGGTAAAGCTGAAAAAGAGGATTGATGAGCTTGAAACCGAAAACGCTGTATTGAGATCGCTGCTTCAAAAGTGATTACACCGCCGCCCCCTAACCGGGGCGGTTTTTATCTGCGTGGCAGCACGCCCATCATCCGCTGGACGATGTTCTCCGCCATCCCCCGGAGTTGGTTGTATTGGTCCTGGGTCATTTCCCCGCTGTTGAGTTTGCTTTGCAGCTGTTCCATGGGGTTGCCCTGGAATCCCTGGATATGCTGGAGAAGGGCCGGGGCAAAGTTACGCTGACCACCCCGTAGGGCATTTCCGCCGTTCAGAGCGTTAAACAAGGGATTACTCATGTTCGGTATCCTCCTTTGGTTTTGCGGGTCGTGCAGGCTTTTTCAGCCGCTCGGCCAAGATGTTTTCCAGTTCGTCACGGGTGATAAATTGGCTTGGATCAAACTGCGGTGCAGGAGGCTGCTTGGGCTGATTGACTGTGCGCTCGGTGTAGTCAAAAATCCGCAGCGGAAGCGGCATACCGCTCTGATCGCTGGATTTCAGGTAAAAAACAGTGTTCTCGCTGTCCATCAGCATAACAGAGCTTCCAGGAGCCACCATATAGGCCTTTGCCCCTTCTTCCCCTTGGACCCAAATGGGATTGCTTTGTGGGGCCGGTGGCGTGGGCTGAGGTTGTGCGGGGCCAGGAATCATGGGCTGCTGCATTTGATTCTGACGAAGCTGAGCCAGACGGTCCGGGACAGGCGCGGAAAACCCACCTCTCTGCTCCCCGGGGTCCGGAATGTAGTAATACTGTCCCATTGTCAACACTCCTTTGTCCAATAGTAGACGGGTATTTCCCCGCCGGAATCCCAGGAATCAAACCACTGCCCGTCCTGGACGCACAACACATGCCGTCCAGGCATGGACAGGATGAAGGTTCCTTCTGGATGGTCTGCGGCGAACTCTGCCACGGTGTAGCAGTCCGGGCAGGAATCAGGGATCAGGTGGCGGGTAAAGCCGTGGTCCCGAAGGTATGGGCCCCAAACACTGTCTGCGTTTGGCATATCCCCAAGGCAAAACCCTTTCACTGCAAGCCCCGCATAGGTCTTATCCCAGCTATATCCTAAAGCTTTTGAAAGAGCCCGGACAGGGCAGTCTCCAACGCTTTTATTAGTTGGGTTAGGGTTATAGTAGGCGTAGCTCATACAACGCAAACACAGCGCTTATGGCGGCTTTCCGCCTCTTGGATGTATTGCTCCAAGCCGCTATCATTCCCCTGCTGCCGGAACCACGCCACTGTCTCTACAGCGCAATCCGGGCGGATACCAGCCTGCACAAGCCGGGTGATGGTGTCCATAAAATCACATCCTTTACAGCTTAATTTTCGCATAAAAAGAGACAGAAAGCCTATCAACTTTCTGTCTCTTTTCTATCAGTTTTCTATCACAAAATTTTGTCGATTTTCTTTTTTATGGAGCGCAACCGCCGGTTAATTGTTGCTTCTGACATGGGCATTCCCATCTCTTTCAGCTTCTCGCCAATAGCTATGATGGTGGTATCCTTTACCCGTAAATTAAACACCGCCATTTCTTGATCAGAAAAATTGCACTCTCGACGGCATTTTTCACACTCCGGCTCGGTGAACTCGGTCCTGATGTTCAAGGGCTCACCCCTTTTTCTTCTTGACCTTAGTCCCCTTTGATTTACCACTTTTACGAACTCGCGCCACTACTTTCGCCATTGTAAATACCTCCAGTATTGTCGCCCTGGACGTAGTTGGCCGGGCCCTGTTCACTGTCCACCACTATGGTGTCAAACTGGCTCCACTGGTGGATATGATAAATATTTGTCGCGGCCAGTGCGGTAACCAGAAGGCCAATTACAACAAACGAAGCAATCAAAAGCCGCCGCAGAAACCGGTTTGTGTCCTTCAGGTCCTGATACATTTCAGAGGCCAGCGGAATCATTTTTTCATCCATACATCCACGTCCTTTCGGGCCTATTTTACCATAGTCTTTTCTCTGCGTCAAATCCTCGGGCTGTTTTCGCTTTCCTCGCCGGGAGAAAATCCGCCCGCCCTGGCCGCCTCATAGGTAATGCCGCCCTCCTTGTGGTCTGATTTGGCCATGTTGAGGTAGCCGGTGCAAACCACCCCGTGAGCGGTCCAGGGCAGGCCCACCATGGCGGTAAGCCAGGGCAGGGCCCCGGTGTAGCCCGTGCGGATGCAGTAGGCAGCCAGAAGCAGGCTGCCCACCGTCACCACCCACAGCAGAGCCCGGATATCGGCCACCAGCTGCTTGGAATACTCCGGCCGCTTCTTTCCTTCTGCTGTCGGCCTTTTTTCAATCTTGACCGTCATGTCAGGCCAAACCTCTGGGCGAAGGCGTACAGCAGTTGGGCGGCCTGCTCCCGGGTAAGCAGGTCCTCCCACATGTAATTGGGCTGGCCGTCGGGGCCCGGGTCGCCGCCGGCGAAAATCTTATTGTCCACGGCAAACTGCCGCGCCGCCCGGCTCCAGTCGCCGCAGTCGTTGTCCCGCAATTCCTGGCGGTACTGCTGCATGGCGGTGGCGAACATCCTGTTAAACTTCTCCTGATCCATGTCTTCCTCCTTGTCTGTCATTCCGTTGTGCGCCCGGGCGTCCACAACCCAGTAGTAGGCGCATTCGTTGCGGAAGGTCTCCACATCGCCGTTCAGGCGCCTGTCCTTGGTGCTGGCCGGGTCGTTGATGCGGATTTTGCCGTCCGCCCACCACACCACGATAAAGTGTCCCCCGCCCGTCCAGTTTCCCTTCTTCATCAGGGCGATCAGGTAGTATCCCTCCTTCAGATACGCCAGCGCCTGGTCGTGGATTTTACTTCGGGGGTTGTGGTAGGTGTTGGTCCAGCTCAACTGCCAGCACTTGATCCCGAAGGCGGCAAACTGAGGGGCAAAGTATCCGTAGTAGGTGCCGGCGTTCAGGGCCTTATAGCCGTGGTCCACCGACCACTTGCAGGCGTCCTCCGGGGTAAAGGTCTGGCCGGTGAGGGTTTCAATCAGCATGGCGGCGCAGCTGGGGCCGCAGCCGGAGCCGCCGATGGTGGCGGTCTCTCCCTTTACCCGGTAGGGCTTGTCCTTCCATCGGGGGTCGGTCTGCATGTAGACAACAGGCTTTTTGTTCATCGGCCGCTCCAATCCATAATTTCCAACAGCTTATCATAGCCAAACATGGCCGCATACGCCACCATAAAGCCGACCACAATCAGGGCCGCAACAATGTACCAGGTCATAGCCACTGCCCTAATCTGGCAGTAGGCGATACCGGCGGCGACGGTCAACGTCTCTGCCACGGCCAGGGCCACGATATTGGTGGGCAGCTTGTCCCAAGTGGCCTTTTTCACCACTTGGACAATTACGTTGGTCAGGGCCACCAGCACACCCAAAATAGGAATAATCACGGTTAAGTCAGTCATAGTTGTCATCCTTTCGTTTTGTAAAATTTATCCCGCCCCAGGCATCCCCATGGCCAGCCACATGACAAAGGCAGTTCCCAGGGCGCTGATAACGCAGGCCACCAGTGTTTCCCACCGTTTTCCGGGCTTGGCCTCCAGGGCCTCCACCTTTTGCAGGATGCTTTTGTTGTCAGCCTGGATATCGTCCAGTTTGTCGTCAATGGTATCCAGTTTGTTTTCCTGCACTGCGGTGGCCGTCTCCAGGGCTCCAAGACGGCCGTAAATCTCCCGGTGTGATTTGCCGTGTTGCTCGTTGGCCCGCTCCAGAGCTTCTACCCGGGGGAGCACCGGGCAGCTCTCACAGTTTTCGCTCATGGTATCCCTCCTTTACTTCCATGTACCGCATACGCGATACTGTAGCTTTATAGTCAGATTTACGCTGGCTTCTGTTCCCCTAAAAAATCCTATATTCTGTGTTTTGTCCTCATGAGATGGCCCACAGATAAGACCAATTGCACCTGAAAAAGGATAATCTGCGGAAGTATTTTCGTTATATTTTCTTACTAGCAAAACCGGATAATTGACAGCAGGGATTTTATCTACAGATACACTAAAGATTGATCCCCATGCGCTCCACATATCTGTGGTTACCTGCACATCACGCGAGTGGAACATTTCGATGTAGCCATCAGGCCATTTGCGTACATGCCAGCCATCTTCAGTGTCAAATTCTTCGATACCGCTTGGTGCATCATCGCTTACCTTGATAATGTAGCACAGGGCGTAGTAGGGCGGCATGTTGGGGTGGGGTTCGTTATTTCCCTGCATTTTGGTGTTAACTTGATTCGCGTTTGTAGATGCGTCAAACAGTCCATCTTTATACGGGCGACCTGAAACGGGGTTGCTCGTAGATGCCGGGTTTACAAGATTTGTATATCCCGTAGAGGTACTACCTGTAGCAGACGCCGGAACATACTGACCGTGAGAATGTTTCGCCAATTGCTCCACCGTCAGCGTAACTTCCTCGCTGCCCCCAGCCGCCCCGGGGTTATAGGTCCCGCCTGCCCCGAGGACAAACCTACCGCGCAGGTCCGGCCTGCCGTCCTGCCCATCGCAGAGCGCCCAGCCGGTGGGGATGTCATCTACAGCCCCGGACCAAA